TCGTGAACACCCGTTCCTGATCTGCACCGGAAAGGGAATCGAAGTATGCGCGAGGGTCATCGTGCAGTCCGGAAGGGGTCTTAGCTGCGATGTCGATCGGGCAGGTTGTGCAGCAACAGTGCACGTGACGCTGAAACGCCGTCTCCGTAGCCGAATACGTTCCGGCGAGGATCGCGCACCTCGAGCATGCCGTCCCGCCGACCACCCGCACATAGCGCGTGTACCCTTTGCCAGCCCCAAGCACCTCTGAGGCATTGCGGGATAGGTCATGCATGGCACCGGACGCCACAATGGACAGAAAGGCTGCACCAGCCTGGAACGCATCAGGGATGGCCATACCAGAACCGATGAGGCGCTTAGTCGTCGTCACCGCACCATAAAGTGCAGGCCCAACCTGTCGACCATCACCCATGACGTTCGTGAATGCTTCGGGCACCAACGCTGCAGGGGCAGCATCGAACTTGTTGGCCGCATCAACCTTGGCCAGATAGTCGGGAGTCAACCGGACCGCTTCAAGCTGTGCAGCGGTCACCAATCGGATCAGGTCGGGGGCAAGGAACGACCACGATGAATCCAAACGGCTGACATCCATGTGACGCCAAATCTGTGCAACACGGTTGCCGAGCTGGATACCGAGTCGAACGAGTTCCGCCTGGTGTGCGAAAGCTATTTCAGACTGTGCCGACATCGGGCACAATCGAAAGATCCTGCTCTGAGTTCAACGCCGCGTTCACGCCCAACGCAAGGTTCTGGTCGGCCTCTTCCCGAGCCATTTTCAGGATGCGGGGGATTTCGAGGGGTTCGACACCGTACAGTTCGAGCAGGTACTGCAGGGGCACACCAATGGATTTCAGTTTCACCATCATGTCGGCCAGTTGCGCCTCGGACCGGATCTCCGGGTTCATGTGCGCGACCTTCGCAAGCCGTGTCGCCTGTGCCAACTCCACATCCCCCATCGCCAACGCGATAAGACGGTTCACCTCACGAAGCGCAGGCTCAGCAAAAGTCCAGAACTCGCCAACCTTCTTATTTAGACCAATCTCCGAAGCCTTCAGCCCGTCACCGTTGACATTTGACATCCCCGTTTTGGAGACAAGGTAAGTCGGGGGGGTGCGGGTCTGTGAGGCAATATGACCCACCGCAATGTCGATGGTGTCGGTGAAAATGTCCAACTTCGCCGCAGCCCACGAGTCGATCTTCGCGTTCGGGTCAGTCAGGTAAAGGAGACGCTTATTGCGGAGCGCCTGCACATCAGCCGGCTTCTCACCGATCTTCGTCCCGAACGTGGGGGAGCTCGGCTTGTCATCGATAATCGGCAGCATCGGAGGGGCTGAACCCAACACCACGCGAGCATCCATCGACGCATAATCGGCGGAAAGGAACAGGTATGCCCACAGCAGGTTGATTGCGTCCTGCATCGGAATGACACCACTGATCTCCGAAAACGGGTCACCCTTCAAGGTCGGTCGGTTCTGAATCTCAACCACCGGCACTTCACCGATCGGGTTATGCAACGGCCATGTCTCACCGCGTACCTCACGGGCAACCCAACCGCCATTAGCCGAATACGGGGTACGGCTCTGCTTCGCCTGCGAATCCAGATCAGTGGTGACCTTCACACGATTTCGCTGGTACTTGAAAATGTCATCTGGCGTGTAAAGGGTCGCGTACTCCCACGTTTCATCCACCCACGTCTTCAACGCAGCAACACGAATACGAGGGTTCGCCCAGTCGTACTCAATCTCCACATTCGAGGGATGCTCCCATGTCACCACAGGCTGATCGGTGAGCTTGTCACCCCACACAATGACAAACGACCGCCCCGTAGTCAGCGTCGTAACAAACCCCTGCGACGCCTGCATGTCCATCTCGTTGCGAAGCCAATGCTCCTGCAACTTGTCACCAGCATCAGGCAGATCACGGAAGGTCATGCCCGTGTACCGGATACGCTCAGTCTCCGCATTCACCACAGGAGCCGACCAGTTGTCCGAAAAGCCGGTGTAACGGTCAGCGTTCTCCCGCTTCCACTCCTCAGTCGCGAAAGTGAGTGGCTGCTCGCCATCGAAGTACTTCTCGCGCTGTTCGATCACAGGGCGACGTGCATTCAGTCGGGTGTAAATTCTGATCGTCATACGGAGGGCCTCAGTGGCATCCACGCGGGCCTCCTTAGTAGTAGATGAGCGACTGGACCTCAATGGCGAAATCGCCGGCAGCGATCGAATCCATGGTTGCTTCGTGCGCGAGGTCGGAAGACATGGCCTGGTCGATCTTTTGGTGATCGGCCCCGTACGGTTTACCGAGGACATACCGGCCGGCAGTCTTCGCAACCATCACCGCATTGGTGATGTGCGTGCGGGTTACCTTGTCGCCGTCATGGGTGAAGCGACTGTCCGGGTTACGAATCGCGGAACGGAACTGCTCCAGCGACGCATGCATGGGGGTGAGACGTGAACACGACCACGGAATGAAAACCTTGGGCCCGTACTTCGCCGCCCACTCCGCGAGCTCGGTACGCCACGAATCATCATCCGCAAGCGCTGTATCGTCCACAGCGCCCATCGCGGAACCAGCCGGGTCGATGTAGGCGCGGACAATGCGGAACTCGGTCGCAAGGAAATCAATTGCGGAACGAACTTCGCCGCGAGGGATGAAGCCACCGAAGTTCGCGGGATCCCAAACGGTAGGACGCCGATCGCCACCAACGTTGTAGGTCGGGGTGAACTGGTACAGGTCCGCTGTCTCGAGACGGATGCCGGTCCAGTCGTTATTGTTCGACAGGTCCATGCCGAGCGCAACGGCTGTTCGAGGTTGGACGGTGATCGGTTCGGGGCGACCCTCAAGCCCGTCGAGGGCCTTCTTGTCCCAGTCCAGCGGGGTAACCCACTTGCCGGAACCGGCGACCAGATTGTTGCCGAAGAACCTCTCCGCATCAGCGGGGTCCTTCTCCATCATCTCCGATGCCTCAGCTTCGATCGAGCTGATGTCCACCCATGGGGATCCCGCGTAGTTGAACAGGAAAATCTTGTGCCGGTCCGACTTCAGATCAAACCGAAGCTCAGGAGGCGGTTGACGGAAATCACGGTTGACATCCACAGCCTGCGACTCGTGCGTGCGCTGCGCTACGGAATCCTGTGCCGGATCCCAAGCGTTCGTCGTCTCGATCGCACGACCTGACATGCCCGCGAGGCCCTGCCGTTGCTTCTTCGCGAGGTTGTGTCCACCGTTGGATGCCAACCAGATACCGGTCTCATCCTGGGGGACGAATGTGACCCGCTGACCAAGCCTCGAGTTGCCCTTCGCTGTCACCACGTCAATGCGGCCACCACCGGGCAGGCGGATGAATTCCTCACCGGTCTTCGGAATCACTTCAGCCAACGGGCCGAGCTCGATCATGGGCCGGAGCACATCGTACGTGTTGTCCGTCTGCGCCTCAGACGTTGCCGTGATCTGAATCAGTGGTGTCGCCCACGGGCGCCCCATCGGTTCGCCGGGTTCGTACTCGTACACGAAACCGCAACCACATCCATGGTCGCGGCAGTCGTAAACCTCGCCGCCCTTCGCCCACCCGGCGAACAGGACAGGCCCGACACCCTCCGCACAAACGAAGGCCGCAATCAGCGGAGACTTGCCCCACTTCTGCGCCCGAACCAACTGCGAACGACGAAAGACGAACGCACCAGAACGCGGGTTCGGCGGGCGAGACGGATCATCCTCAGCCAACTGGTCGAATCGTGCCGTCGCCTTGACCAAATAATGGTTGCCGACGAACGACAGTTGCTCGTTCGAGAGAATGAACGGCTTACCCGCATGCGTCGTATCCGGGGTGACGCAATGCGCCTCGATCCAAACCGGAACGATCGCAAGCGACTGATCAGCCCGCACCGTTCAACGCCTTGAGACGCTCCCGAGCTGACGACGCCGTGACAGGAGATGAACGCTTAGCCTCGAGCTGATCCTCGCTGAACTTCCACCGCAGCGAACCCATGCCAGGGAGCGACAAACCAATCTCAGCGGCCATCCGCAGGACGGCCGTCTTCAACCCCGAATTGGAATCAGCGGATGTCGACTCGATGAAACCGCGGACATACGCCGCAACCTCATACTCGAGGCCCAACTTCTTCCACATGAACGCCTGCGGTTTCGCCCACAACGTGTCCCACAAAGCGATCTCGCGCTCATGCAACGCCGCGGTCGCGTCCGGGTCGAACTCCTTGACCCGCTTCTTGTCTTCCCAGTAGATGTCGTAGACCGAAATCGCAGGCAGCGGGAACTCTGGCACCACGCCGGAGAAGCCCTCAATCGGGAGAGTCGTCCAACCCTTGTCATCCGACCGTTCACGCCTCAAAGCGTTCGGGTCAGGAGCCGGACCAGACCTAGCGCGAGGGCCACCTGAAGTCATTTGGATCACTCATTCCCCAGCATTGCGCTGTC